GTCATCAATAATCTGACCAATCAGTATCTACAGACTTTGGACTTCTTCGTTCACTTTGATTTGGATGAAAGTTTCACCGAAACAATTCGGTCACGACATCGTGACGCATTCTCCTATGACTCATTCAGTGAGGGAGAGAAACAACGTATCGACTTATCGTTACTATTTACTTGGAGACAGATTGCCAAGATGAAGAATAGTGTTGCAACAAATCTTCTTATTCTTGACGAGACCTTTGACTCATCCCTTGATGAAGAGGGTATCGAGAACCTGATGAAGATTATCGCAAGTCTGGGTGAGGACACAAATGTGTTTGTCATCTCTCACAAATCTGAACTGGAAGACGCAGCATTCCAACGCAGACTGGAGTTCGTGAAAGAAAAGAACTTCTCCAAGTTAAAAGCTGCTTGACAATCCTATCAGGATGTAGTATAATACACTTTATAAATTAGAAAAGGAATTTATTATGGAACTAACAGATACCACGTTGCAAGTATTGAAGAACTATGCAACAATCAATCCTAATATCGTAATCACAGAAGGTAGCGTTATCAAGACTATTTCAGTCGCTCGTAATGTTCTATCTACTGCACAACTCAATGAAGAGTTTCCGCAAGGTTTTGGAATCTATGACTTGAATGAGTTTCTGAATGTTCTATCATTGGTTGACTCTCCTCGTCTTTCATTTGAAAAAGACTATGTTGTAGTCGGTGACTCTACTGGTCGTTCCTCTGTGAAGTATTTTTTCTCTGACCCAGAGATGTTGACATCACCTGGCAAGGATATCAATATGCCAGAACCAGAGGTTAAGTTTACCCTAGATACTGATACGTTGGGTAAAGTCAAACGTGCGGCCGCTGCATTGGGTCATGAAGAGATTTCTATTACCCCAACAACTGGTGCAATCCGTTTGTCTGTTGTAGACAGTAAGGATGCAACATCTAATGCATTCTCTATCGAGGTAGAGGGTGACTATCCAGAAGGGGTTGACTTCAACTTTATTCTGAATGTTGGTAATGTGAAAGTTGTCAACGAAGACTTTGAGGTTGGGATTTCCTCTAAATTAATCTCACAATTTACGAGTAAACAATCTGCGATTGAATACTTTATTGCACTTGAAAAATCATCAACTTACGGAGCATAATGATGGCAAAAGCACAGAAAGACAATACTGCAATTTATGAACTAGGCAATCGCGTTTCTCGTTCAACCGTTGCGGTTATTGATACAGTAGTTCAACGAGGCGGTTTCAAAGGTGAGGAGCTCTCTACCATTGGTCAACTTCGCGACCAAGCAGTTCAAATTATCCAAATCTGCGAAGAGTATCAATCTGAACAAGGTGTCGAAGAAGATACCAAAGAGTAAGTCTGGCGTCCTCCTTTCCGCCGACTTGGGGTGGGGTGTGCGTCTCCTTTCCGCGCATCCCACCTTTTTCTTGACATATCACCTCTGATGTGATATACTTATTTTTTATTATGGAGAATGTATGAGTAATGAATTTCTGTGGGTTGAGAAGTATCGACCTCAAACTATTCAAGAAACAATCCTACCAGATGACCTGAAAGAAACCTTTCAGAAGATTATTGACTCTGGTGAGATACCCAACATGTTATTCACGGGGACTGCGGGTCTGGGTAAGACCACAGTTGCTCGTGCAATCTGTAACGAACTGGGTCTGGACTATATTGTAATCAATGGTTCAGAAGAAGGTAACATCGACACCCTGCGTGGTAAGATTAAACAGTTCGCATCGTCTGTCTCTCTATCAGGTGGATACAAAGTTGTCATCCTTGACGAGGCAGACTACCTCAATCCTCAATCTACACAACCCGCCCTGCGTGGGTTCATCGAAGAGTTCTCACAGAACTGTCGGTTCATTCTGACATGTAACTTCAAGAACCGTGTCATCGAACCCCTACACTCACGGTGCGGTGTGTATGAGTTCAATGTGAAGACCAACAAAGACCGTGCGACTCTGGGACAACAGTTCTTTCAACGGTGTCGTGACATCCTTCGTAAAGAAGAGATTGAGTTCAATAGTAAGACCGTTGCCAATCTGGTAATGAAACACTTCCCTGATTTTCGTAGGGGTCTGAACGAACTGCAACGGGGTAGTATCGGTGGTAGTATCACTACTGATATCATCGTTGAGGACAACAGTAAATATACTGACCTATATAAAAACTTGAAGGAAAAAGACTTCAAAAAAATGCGTCAGTGGGTCGTGAATAATATCGACCTTGAACCCGCATCAATCTTCCGTGGTGTATATGACAGTGTGGAAGGTAATGTCAAACCAGAGAGTGTGCCGCAACTTATTCTTATTCTTGCTGATTATCAATACAAGAATGCGTTTGTTGCAGACCACGAACTGAATTTAGTAGCGTGTCTTACAGAATGTATGGCAAATGTGGAGTATGTGTAAATGAATAAAGAATTTATTATATTTTGGTTAATCTTCTTCGGTCTCGGAGTCATTTCGATATGGAATGGTTAGTATTATTCCTAGTTATTAGTATCTATCTTGCCGTATATTGGGACTCCAATCACAGAGATTGAGATGGTTGCTGAAGAGATAGAACAAAGATGGGTAATAGACCGACAAGGAAAGAAACTTTTTCTCTTGAGATATTACTCTGAACATAATATATACGCTTACGTCAACGATGGCGCTGGGTATGGTTTTATCAAAGAGGATGCAATCAATGAGATATAAAACTTGGGAAAAAGTAATGGCTCGGTCTCTCGATTACTATATCGGGAGAACTGATGAGGATGAACCAAAAGTTCCTGTCCTAACAATGCGGCAGGCGAAGCGAGGATTATATATAAAGATAGTGCTTCAATTAGTCAATTGGTTGACTTGTTTCTTTATCATCGCGGGCGTAATCAGACATTGGGGGTAAACATGAAATATGTTAAAATTGGCGATAACGACCACATTCCAGAAGAACGAAGTTGGTATTACGATGACCACGGTAATCGTTTAGATAAACAAACTAACCAAGTTGTGGTTCTTGTTCCTACACTAAAAAACGACATAGAACGAGACCCTATGGTTCTTGTCAATGTCGAAGGAGAATGGATTCCTAAACAAATGGAGTTTGAGTTTGGATAAGTGGGATAAAGCGCATATGACAACAGCGAGTGTCTATGCAAAACTGTCATCAGCACAACGAATGCAAGTTGGTGCTATCCTTGTAAAAGATAATCGAATTATTTCTATTGGGTATAATGGTATGCCTTCGGGTTGGACTAACAATTGTGAAACAACAGATGAGTATGGAAATAATCTAAAAACGAAAGAAGAGGTATTACATGCAGAGACGAATGCTATTGCAAAGGTCGCGCAATCTAATGAATCAGCGAAGGCGTCTACTCTATACACAACATGCGCCCCATGTATCCACTGTGCAAAACTCATCTACCAAGCCGGCATATCAAGAGTTGTATACGGACACGGATATCGAGACAACAAAGGATTGACTTTCCTCAAACAATGTGATATACTACTTGAACAACTGGAGATTTAGATGAATCCCTTTGATTATGTAAATTCGATAAACTATACAAAGAAAGATGTGATGGAAGACGAGAAGACCTATAATGGGTTTATGGTCAACCGCAGTCTTTCTTACTTTCCTGATACTGTTGTTCTCGCAAATGAGATGAACAAATATCACCACCTAGACAACCGTCTACAATATCAATTTCTTATAAATATAGTTAGGAAACGGAAACGTTTTTCCAAATGGGTAAAACCTGAATTAGAAAATGACCTTGAGTTGGTGAAGGAATACTATGGCTATAGTAATGAAAAAGCAAGACAAGTCTTGTCACTCCTATCACCTTCTCAATTACAAACAATAAGAGAAAAGGTGAATAAAGGTGGAAGAAAGTAAATTAGCATCATGGAGTCCTGTGAACATGTTAGAGATTACTCTGGCAGAACCCGATGACTTCCTCAAAGTTCGTGAAACTCTGACCCGCATCGGCGTTGCATCACGCAAAGAAAATAAACTATTTCAATCATGTCATATACTCCATAAACAAGGACGATACTATATTGTCCACTTCAAAGAATTGTTTATGCTTGATGGTAAGAAAGCAAACCTAGAACAGTCTGATGTTGAGAGACGTAATACTATCGCAACGTTATTGTCAGATTGGGGTTTAGTAGAAATTCAAAATAAAGAAGTTGCACAAGACTGTGCGCCTCTTCGTCAAATCAAGATTATTGGTTACAAAGATAAAGACCAGTGGGAACTATGTCCAAAATACAACATTGGAAACAAATAGATTTTCAATCACATATTGACGAGGTTCGGAATAAAAAACATTGGTGGACAAGAGTAGATACCGAAGGATATAATTGGGAAAGACTAATGAAACTAGTCGATACCCATCCAGACGAACTCTACGACTGGAATCGTGAGAAACAACGTTTGGGTATGAACAGATTTCATCATCGAGATTCTGCACCACAGTTTGCAAAAGATATCCATAAAGATTTGGTAGATTTTCTAATTCCCAAAGCGCCTAAGAAAAAACCACACGAATATAAAAAAGGCGCACCGCATATTACCAACATCGCATTTGTTGGTTTCGGTCAATACTCTGGGTCATATCCTCGTCACAAAGATAGTATGGATGTCTTTCTTGTTCAGGTTATCAACAACTGTAAGATTACAATCGGGTATGATGAGAAACCTACCGACAAGGATGAGGTTCGTGTTATGACGCCAGGCGATGCAGTCTGGATACCACGAGGAACTTGGCATAAGTTAGAACCTAAAGTTTCCAGATGCACATTCTCATTTGGGTTTGAGAGTGACCCTGACTGTGACCCCGCATTCTTTGTTTAAGAAAGAGTTATTGAATGTATTTGAAAATATCTGGGTTCTAAAACATACTTGACAACATCAACCACTGCCTGTGGTGATTGACCAACATGGTCTTGCAATCTAGTCGCGATGTCTTGAGGTTTTATATTTACTATAGGTCGTGATGCACAATAGTCATCTTGTTCTTTTTTAGCTTTTCTATACTGTCTATACATATCATCCATCTGAAAATCCACATCAGTTAGTCTAGATGATATGTTTATTACAGTCCTGTTTTCATAATCTAACATTTTCAACATCTCAAGTTGTGAAGAGTCATACCCCGTTGGACTATGATTATATGCATTGTTGATGAATACATCATAATCTGAAAATGCAATTATCTGTCGGTGAGTATGATTAGAAATATCATACCCATTGGTTTTTGAGAAACCTTGAACCTCGTGTTCTTTGGATAGTTCATCATATAGTGCCTGACCAATACCGTTAGTATGACCAGTGATAACAATTTTCATTAAGGTCTTCCTTGACCACGATATGCTTTATGATTGCGTCTCTTATGTTTATTCATTGAACTGAAGATTGGTTTACGACCAATACTCGTGCCTTTTACTGTTGCTTCAATTCGAGTCGCAGTTTTTATTTTTTGTGCCATTTTTTTTCTCTCAGGGCTTGACATTCAAAATCTATACATTATATATAGTAATGAGAATGCCGATAACGGGTTCTTAAACTGTCTTGCTTAACAGGAGATGAAGAGACATGACCAATTTAGAAAAAACTTTATTCCCGAAATCCGCTTTCATTGGATTTGATAGACTATTGGATGATATGCAGTTCGCTGCGTCACACGCAAACGACCACTATCCTCCACACAATATCATCAAAGAAAATGATAACGAATATCTAATTGAACTCGCTATTGCGGGTTTCAGTAAAGATGATATCAAGATTTCACAGAAGGAGCGGTCTCTGAAAATTACAGGCACCTACCAATCAAAGGGTCGTGAAGTTATCCACCGTGGTATCTCGACTCGTAACTTTGAACGTAGATTCCGTCTGTCAGAGTATGTCCAAGTAACTGGAGCATCTTTTCAGGATGGTCTACTTGCAGTAACACTGAAGTTAGAAATCCCAGAAGAGAAGCAGCCTCGTCAAATCAATATCGATTAAACGAGGAAAATAAAATGACCGATATTAATCTTTTGTCAGCACTAGGTGTTGCAACTGTTGCCATGATGGCAGCAATTATTCAACCACTTATTAGTTGATATATGAGGGGGGACGGGTAACTGTCCCCCTAAATATTTTATTATGAAAGCATATATGATTGCCGACCTGAACAATCCAGTGTCGGTCAAATACACAGAGATTGCATTAGAGTCTTGGTCAAAACAAGATTTACTTGACATTGAAGTCATTCAGTGTTATACACCTGATACGATTTCAGACCTTGAACCTCTTTACAACTGGAAACCTCTGCTTCATGAAATGCAGAAGGGTAAGAACAGTTCTCCATCTGAGAGAGCAGGAGATATTTCTCACTGGCAACTCATCAAGAAACGGGCAGAGAGTCGGTCAAGATTCTATGTCATGGAACACGATTCATATCTACTTGATGCGGATGAATTCAAAAGACAATTTGACTTCACAATGGAGAATGGATTATCGTATGCGAACCACGGACTATTCATGTCCTGTTATTCATTCTCAAGACCCGCCGCTATTTTTATGAATGACTTATTGTTGAAACAGGAATTCCCTTTGAATGGTGGCCCTTACGGATGTGTAGAGAGGTTAGTCAAAACATATCTGTCAAACAATCGTGAAGACTGGGGCAGATATACATGGATGTGTCATCATCCTAATCCACCACATGTAAATGTGGGAAGAACAGCGTCTGACCTTTACAACACATACAACAATAATGCAAAGGCCAGTCCTTTCAAACTTGCATCGACACAGGTTATATCTAAGTCAATAGGAATCACTCAAGAGCATGTTGGGGTAAAAAAAGCGCCATGGGAGAGAAACCACACCACAAGAAATGGATACAAAATTATTGATTGACAAATGTCGCGCACTCGTGTATAATGTAAATGTATCATGAGGAAAAACTATGGACTTTTACACATCTGTAGACCGTTTCGGTAACCAGTTATTCTATCGCGGATATTCTGGTGGTCAAGCGGTCAAAAAGAAAATCCCTTTCAAACCCACACTCTTTGTGAATGGTGACACAGGTAGTGGGTGGTCTTCTCTAGAAGGCGCTTCGGTTGAACCCATCGAGTTTGACTCCATGCGAGATGCAACCGACTTCACCAAACGATATGAACACGTTGACAACTTCAAGACCTATGGTATGAACAACTTCGTATCACAGTTCATCGCACAACGATTCCCCAACGAAATTAAATATGTCCGTGATGATATCATCGTATCGACTATTGATATTGAAGTTCAGTCAGATGAAGGTTTCCCTGAACCTGACAAAGCAGACTATCCTGTTATCTCTATCTGTATCAAATCTAGTAAGGAAGACTTCTTTCGTGTCTGGGGTCTGGGTGACTACCAAGCACCTGATGGGGTATACTTCATTCAATGCGAAGACGAGTTGGAACTCATCTCTCGTTTCATTGACTACTGGTCGCAACACGGTATGCCTGATGTGGTGACAGGTTGGAACAGTAAAGGTTTTGACCTTCCATATCTAATCAATCGCACTCGTAAAGTAATCGGTGAGGAGTCTATCAAGAAGTTCTCTCCGTGGGGTGTGGTCAATAAGAAGACTGCTCGCGCAAACAAGTTCGGTATGAAAGAAACAAATACCTATGACATCATGGGTGTCGCGCAGTTGGACTACTACAATCTATTTCAAAAGTTCACTTACAATACTCTAGGTCAACAAGAGTCCTATCGACTTGACCACATTGCGTTTGTCGTTCTGGGTGAACGTAAACTATCCTATGAAGAGTATGGTAATCTGTATACTCTCTATAAGGAAGACTATCAGAAGTTCATCGACTATAATATTCGAGACGTTGAACTGGTAGACAAACTGGATGAGAAGTTGGGTCTCCTTGACCTTGCGTTTACCCTTGCATATAAAGGCGGGGTGAACTATGAAGAGGTTCTTGGAACGACTACTATCTGGGACACAATCATCTATCGGATTCTCAATCAACAGAAGATTACAGTTCCCGCAAAGGTTGAAAAACCAAAGGGCGACTATGCGGGTGGTTATGTAAAAGAACCGCAAGTCGGGTCACATGATTGGGTTACTTCCTTTGACCTCAATTCTCTATATCCTAATATTATTGTGCAATACAATATGTCTCCCGAAACTGTGGTGGACGGTATCACTCACACTTCGGTTGAACATATGTTGCGAGGGGTTACCGATACAGACCCCGAATATGCACTCGCACCTTCAGGTGTCCGTTTCAGACGAGACAGAGAAGGTATCATTCCTAGTGTCATTAAACAGTATTACTCTGAACGCCGTGTCATCAAGAATCAGATGTTAGAGGCGCAACAAGAGTATGAACAAACTCCCACCAAAACACTTGCAAACAAAATCGCAACAATGGACAATCAACAGATGGCGATTAAAATCCTCATGAACAGTTTGTATGGTGCGTTGGGTAACCGATGGTTTCGTTACTTTGACCAAAGAGTTGCGGAGTCCATCACCCTTGCGGGTCAGTTGTCAATCAAGTGGGCAGAACGTGCAGTCAATAAAGAGATGAATACTCTTCTCAAGACTGATGACTCTGACTATGTGATTGCGATTGACACTGACTCGCTCTATATTAATATGAGTAAGATTGTTAATCAGTTCAACCCCAAAGACCCTGTGAAGTTTCTTGACAAGATTTGTCGTGACCACTTCGAGACTGTTCTGGAAAAGTCCTATCAGGAACTTGCAGACTACACCAACGCATACGTCAATCGTATGGAGATGGGTCGTGAGGTGATTGCAGACCGTGGTATCTGGGTTGCAAAGAAACGATACATTCTCAATGTTCATAACTCTGAGGGTGTGCAGTATGCAGAACCTAAACTCAAGATGATGGGTATCGAGGCAATCAAGTCATCTACTCCCCAAGTCGTGCGCGATAAGATGAAAGAAATGTTTCGTATATTGGTCAAGGGTTCAGAATCAGAAACACAATCTTTCATTCGCGACTTCCGAAATAAGTTCACTGGTCTACCCGCCGAGGACATCTCATTTCCTCGTGGGGTGTCAGACATAGATAAGTGGTCTGACCGTAAGACTATTTACAAAAAGTCTACACCAATTCATGTTCGTGGTGCATTACTATATAATCATTATACAAAACAGATGCCTCGTTATGAGACAGTCAAGAATGGTGAGAAGGTAAAGTTCATCTACTTGAAGACACCAAACCCAATCAAGGAGAATGTCATATCCTATCCTGTCAACCTACCACGCGAACTTGCACTCGCAAAATATGTGGACTACGACAAGATGTTTGAGAAGACTTTCCTTGACCCGCTTGAACCAATCCTTGATGCGGTTGGTTGGAGCGCAGAACCTAAAGCACAGTTGGATATGTTCTTTGCATGATTTGAATATACATGATGATTTTCTTGATGACTTCTGGGAGATTCGTAGAGAAGCAGAAAAGGTTCAGTATCAGACATTAAGTTCGTCAAACTTTTTGATGAATGTAAAAGAAGGGTGGACAGGACTCCGCACGCTTGATATCAAAACAAAATATCCTGAAGTCACTCGCAAGATTGAAGAGACAACGGGTAAGATAGTTGACCGACTTCACTTTTATCGTATAGACGGAAAAGAGAAAGAATGGTTACAGAGTAATCCAGATAGAGCATTAACACCACATACAGATAGGTATCCGTGGGCGGGTGTCATCTATCTCTGGGGTAATACGGGAACATACTACAACGGAGAACTCGTAGAATTTAAGAAGAATCGATTTGTCTGGTATAATGGACAAGAGTTACACATGCCCGAACTGGTTGACCAAGACCGTTGTGTGATTGTTGTATTCATGCTTGACAAATGATGAAGGGTATGATATAGTTACATAATGAATTATTCTTTGACAATATTCAAGAATACGTTTGACAACAAGACTCACCGTGTTCAAGAGTTCGACTCTTGGGACGGTCTTGAGTCTTTGTTATATTCGTTATCAAAACAGAAAGGTGAAAAAGGTGGAAGTAATTCTTCTCCTCTTATTAGTCCTGCTCGTTATATTTCCGATACTACGAGGTCTAATAAGAATGTTGATGTATGGGGTGGTTGGGCTGCTCTTGATGTTGACGATTTCGTGGTGGTTGGTGACCTAGAGTCTGTATTGCAAGAGAAGTTTGGTGAGTATTACTACATCTGTTATTCGACTGCATCATCCACATTAGAACAACCAAAGTTTCGATTGGTCTTTCCGTTGACCCGTGAGGTTCATAGTAAAGACCTACCGCACTTCTGGTTTGCGATGAACAAAGAGTTTGATGAGTTGGGAGATGAACAGACCAAAGACCTGTCGCGCATGTATTATGTTCCCGCGCAGTATCCTAGTGCATACAACTTCATCTTCACCAACAAGGGTGTCAAGATTGACCCTGACATGTTGATGAACAAACACTCATATGTGGAGACACAGGGTAAGACTTTCATGGACAGACTGCCTCCTGAACTACAGAAGGCGGTAATCGAACATCGTAAAAACTCCCTAGATAATATTGACATAAACTGGACATCATATCGTGACTGTCCTTTCTTTCCTAAACGGTTGGAACAAGAGTATCGTGCAATCACGGGAACAGGTTGGTATCACAAGATGTATCAGATTATGATTGCGATTGCTGGTAACGCAGTATCTAAAGGTTATCCAATCAGTGCGAGTCAGATATCACAGTTATGTTCTGAGTTAGACCGTGAGACTGGTAACTGGTATGAGAACCGTCCTCTTGACAAAGAGGCAGACAGAGCATTGGAGTATATTTACAGAAATGGTTAAGAAGTTTGAAATAGTTCAGGGTAGAAAATCTGAAAAAGATAAGATACTCAAGTATAATGGCAAGGCAGTTGCATTTGAAGATGTGGCCATGATGTGTATTTTTTTCATGGGTAATGAAGATAATTTGTATCCACCATCGCGGGGTTACAAAGGTGCAGAAATGTTCAAAGATTATATCAAAGAAGTTCTAGAGACGAGACGTATTCCAAAAGACAGTAAATATGCAATAAGAAAAAATCATGGAGTTGTTAAAGTATGCGAATACTAATAACTGGTGCTGCGGGTTTCATCGCTAGTCATCTTGCAGATTCGCTTTTGGAAGATGGGTTTGATGTTGTCGGTCTGGACAACTACAATACATTCTATGACCCTGCACTCAAAAAGAATCGTGTAGAATACTTTGGACATGAAGTCTATGAGTGTGACCTCAAGGATTTTGATGACCTTGACCAAGCGTTCAATACGCTCAAACCGCATATGGTTGTCCATCTTGCCGCTCGTGCAAATGTGCGTGACTCGTTTGGTAAAGAACAAATCTATCATCAGGATAATATTGATGCAACACAAAACCTGATTGAAGTATGTAAGATGTATAATGTTCAGAAGATTGTGTATGCATCAACCAGTTCTGTCTATGGGGGAACGCCCATACCGCCTACAGGTTGGGTAGAAGACCAAGTGACTGGTCATCAGTTGAACGCATATGCATATACCAAGTGGGTGAATGAATGTCAATTCAAAATCTCTGGTCTGAACAATGTGGGTCTTCGGTTCTTTACCGTATATGGCCCGTGGGGTAGACCAGATATGGCACTATTTCAATTCACTGATAATATCGTGAAGGGTAAACCAATTCAGGCATTCAACTATGGTGAAATGAAAAGAGACTTCACCTATGTCGGTGATATTGTCAATGGTATCAAGACGATATTGTTTGAAGATGTCCCATCCAATGAAATCTTCAACATTGGTCGAGGTAAACAAGTAGAACTGATGCACTTTATTAAGTGTATAAGTAAAGAGTTAGGTAGGGAAGCAGACATTGAACTCGCTCCCCGTCATCCAGCGGATACGTTGGAAACTTGGAGTAACACTGGGAAACTCCGAGAACTGGGTTACAAACCCAAAGTGAATATCGAACAAGGCGTTGAAGCATTTGTTCGTTGGTATAAAGAGTATTACGGAGTAAATTAATGAGTGAAGAAGTTAAAAAAATGCGTATGGGTGTTGTTGGACATGGGTTTGTCGGCAGTGCAGTTGATTATGCATTTACCCATGATGAAATTGAAAAGTTTTATGTTGACCCAAAACATAATACAACAATTGACCAATTGATAGATTGGAATCCACATGTAACTTTTATTTGTGCGCCGACACCAATGGCGGATAGTGGGTTCGTAGATGCATCAATTGTTGAAGATGCTGTTTTGAAATTATTGGAACATACCGAAGGTGGTGTTGTTGTAAAATCAACTATACCGCCTGATGTCGTTGACCGAATCGTAGGGTCTGTCTTTGAAGATGATATCAAACGATTGACCTTTAATCCAGAATTCCTCACAGAGTCCAGTGCAAAAGAAGCATTTGTTCTTGCAGACTATCATATTATTGGTGGTCATCCTGACGCATGTAAAGGTCTTGCACAACTGTATGACATCTATAGTCTCTGCACAGCGAAAGAGTTTTTGTTTATGTCTGCTGCTGAGGCCTCATTTGTTAAATATGGCGTGAACTCATTCCTTGCAACGAAGGTTACTTTCTTTAATCAACTCTATGATTCAATTCAAAGATTTGGATGCAACTTCCCAACTATTGTGAATGCAATTGGTAGAGATGAACGTATCGGTGTTGGTCACACTCGCGTGCCAGGTTATGATGGCAAGCGTGGGTTTGGCGGCGCATGTTTTCCCAAAGACACAAAAGCATTTACAATGTTTGATAAAGACTTGACATTAGTTGACAAATGTGTTAGTATAAACAATGAATATCGTAAACAGTATGAATTAGATGAACGTGAGGAATCAAACAATGTCGATTATGGACAAACTGAAGAAGAACTCGAAAATCAAGACGACAGAGGTTCTGTCGAATAGTAAGTTCTTCACTGAACAAGATATGGTGCCAACCAATGTTCCAATGGTGAACGTTGCGTTGAGCGGAAGTATTGACGGTGGTGTCACGCCAGGACTTACAGTCCTCGCAGGCCCAAGCAAGCACTTCAAGACCTCTTTCGCCCTGCTGATGGCGGGTGCATACCTGAAAGAGAAAGAAGATGCAGTTCTGCTCTTTTATGATAGTGAGTTTGGTTCGCCCCAATCTTACTTCGAGCAGTTCGGGATTGACACTAGCCGAGTTCTGCATACGCCGATTGCGAATGTAGAGGAACTCAAGTTTGATTTGATTGGTCAACTTGAGGAACTGACACGAGAAGATAATGTCATCGTTGTCATCGACTCCATTGGTAACCTTGCATCTAAGAAAGAACTCGAAGATGCAATCAATGAAAAGTCGGTTGCAGATATGTCTCGTGCTAAAGCATTGAAAGGTCTGTTCCGTATGGTAACTCCCTACCTGACCATGAAGAACATTCCAATGCTTGCCGTCAACCATACATATAAAGAGATTGGTCTCTTCCCGAAAGACATCGTAGGTGGTGGCACAGGTATCTACTATAGTGCCGATAACATTTGGATTCTTGGTCGCCAACAAGACAAACAAGGCACAGAGATTAAAGGTTACCACTTCATCATTAATGTAGAGAAGTCACGTTATGTTAAAGAGAAAAGTAAAATCCCTATCTCTGTTTCTTGGGAAGGTGGTGTCCAGCAGTTTAGTGGTCTCCTTGATGTTGCTTTGGCTGGTGGTTACGTTGTTAAGCCTTCTAATGGATGGTATAGTGTCGCTGGTGATGAGAAGAAAGTTCGTCAGACAGAAACACTCACGAAGGAATTTTGGACTCCAATCTTCGAAGGAACAGACTTCGCAGAGTTCATCAAGTCCCAATACTCAATCGGACTCGCACAAAAAGTAGACATGGATGAGATTGTAGATGCCGAATGATATCGAAGAAAAATTAAGTGAGGATGTCCACTATAAGATAATTCCTCAATCAGACGCCGCTGACGGTTGGGATGTTCGTCTTCTTGAAGAATATCCTGAGACAGTAATTAGATATGGCAGTGTTAAGATTGTTGAAGAAGGTGATGACGGATATCTCAAATATGATATGGAAATTGTATTCACACCTGACCCCGATTTAGATATAGACGAAGACTTGCCATTTCAGATATATTGTGGTAGAATACTATCTTCAATAATCGAACAGTCCATCCACGATGGGTCTATGATTGCATCTGATGATAAAACAGGTGAAATGTATGCCGCTGATGAAATGCACGAACAAGTAAAGGAACTTATTGAAGATGAATATCAATCTGGAACAGACAGTATTGAGGAACTTACTGACTAATGAAGAGTATATGCGTAAAGTTCTTCCGTTCATTGCGCCTGATTATTTCGAGGGTGTATACCGTGGTCTCTTTAAGGAGATTGCAAAGTTTGTTGCGGATTACAATAAACTTCCGACTCTCGAAGCATTCAAGATTGAGATAGACCAGAACAATCGTCTGGGTGAAGATGACTATCGCATCGCACTTGAACTCCTACCAAATATCTTCACACCCGAACCCGAAAACCTAGAGTGGTTGATTGAACGCACAGAGAAGTGGTGTCAAGACCGTGCAGTATTCAACGCAGTGATGGAGAGTATCTCTATCATCGATGGTAAACATGCAACCCTACAAAAGAATGCAATACCTGATGTCTTGAGTAAAGCATTGGGTGTTACCTTCGATACCAATATCGGTCACGACTATCTTGAGAATGTAGATGGTCGTTATGACTTCTATCATGAACAGGAAGAACGTATTCCGTTTGACCTAGAACATTTCAATATGATTACTAAGGGTGGTCTGCCTAACAAGACATTGAACATCGCACTTGCGGGGACTGGTGTTGGTAAGTCATTGTTCATGTGTCATGCCGCTGCATCGGGTCTCTCACAGGGACGTAATGTATTGTATATTACTATGGAGATGGCAGAGGAACGCATCGCAGAACGGATTGACGCGAACTTGTTGAATGTTCCGATTGACCAGTTGGAGAACCTGTCGAAAGATATGTTCACTGACAAGGTATCACAGATTGCTGCCAAGACACAGGGTAAACTTATTATCAAAGAATATCCTACAGGTCAGGCAAATACATCGCACTTCCGTGCGTTGTTGAACGAACTGAAACTCAAGAAGAACTTTGTTCCAGAGATTATATTTATTGATTATCTAAATATATGTGCGTCATCACGAATGAAAGGAATGGGCGGTGCTATCAACTCATATTCATACATTAAAAGTATTGCAGAAGAAATTAGAGGACTCGCAGTCGAGTTCAACGTTCCGATTGTATCTGCAACGCAGACGACTCGTTCAGGTTATTCTAATGACGATGTTGGGCTTGAAGACACATCCGAATCTTTTGGACTACCCGCTACCGCAGACCTCATGTTCGCACTCATCTCAAACGATGAACTAAATAATCTGGGTAAGATACTGGTCAAACAGTTGAAGAACAGATACAACGACCCGACCAAATATAATAGATTTACTGTGAAGGTTGACCGTTCTAAGATGCGTCTATCAGATGATGATGATGGTGATGATAATAATGTCATTGATGCTCGACCAGTATTCGATAAATCAGAAGCCGCAGAACGATTCAAGAATTTTAAGTTGGAGTAAACATGGACGCATTATTACATACAATCATTGTCCTATTGACAATATTCTTTTCCTTCTGGTTTGGTCTCTTTCGTGGTTATATGCGTGGACTTGACGAGGGAGTCGCAGAGGGTTCTGCAATCGCATTGAAACAAACGCTTGAATATATGCGTAGTAAACACGATATACATATCACGGACTATGATATCAAATTGGCATCAGAGTATATAAGAAATGACAGAAGTTAATCTTATCGAAGTTAACGAGCCTTGGAAACATTACATAGTTGAAAATTTCCTAGAAGTTGATGATTTCAAAGAACTGGAAAAATGGGTAGATAGTCTTCCAAATGCCGAACCTAAAGACCGATACAATGAATGGGTTACCGATTCATCAAAGGTTGTTAAGGCAAAAGAAAGATTTGAAAACTTATTATCAGAAATAAATTTTGTTCCAAGAATACCATACAGGATTGAAGTTGAGTATAATAGTGTAGGTCAGGATTATGATTACCCAATACATACTGACTCCCCAGATAAATTTGTTACTTTGGTATTATATGTTTCCCCAGAGGATAATCAAGGCACTCGCATTCATAATTCCGATAAGACTTTTCATTCGGAAGTAAAGTGGAAAAAGAATTCTGGACTATTATTTGAGATAAAAGATGATACTTTTCATACATACAAATCAAAATTTTCATCTAGAAAGACAATAAATATTATCTGTCTAGAAGAGAAGAATCAAAAACTAGGTGGTCGGAGATATTAAAAAATGACAGAAGTTAATCTTATAGCGTTGAGTAAACCGTCTGCAATAACGGACTGTAAGACTGCCGCTGAATTGATTGCGTATACCGCACGAGTAAGTAATCCAACAAATCAAAACAACACCGCAACTGCGCCAAAACTGTTGAGGTATTTGATTAAGGAAAATCATTGGTCACCATTTGAGATGGTGCATATGACTCTTGAAATCAAAACGACTCGTGATATCGCACGACAAATGTTACGACATCGCTCGTTCTCGTTTCAAGAGTTTTCTCAACGATATGCAGAGGCGACTGAATGGCAGAAACGTGATGCAAGACTTCAGGACTTGAAGAACCGTCAGAACTCTATGCCAACAGATGATGAAGAACTGCGCGAAATGTGGGATACAGTTCAGGAAAAATTGATTAAGAATGCAGAAGACGCATATAAATGGGCATTAGAAAGAGGGATTGCAAAGGAACAAGCGAGAGCAGTTCTACCCGAAGGTAATACAATGTCCACTCTCTATATGTCTGGAACTTTGCGTAGTTGGATTCACTATTGTCAACTTCGCCGTGGTCATGGAACTCAACTTGAACATATCGAAATCGCAGACATGTGTTGGGACATTATCGGTGTCCACTTCCCTGATATCATAGAAGCACTCAATGACTGAGATTGTAATCCGTAATAAAGAGTTTCTCAAAACTCTGGATGACACACTTGATAGATTTCTACCACACACCGACAAGATGATAGAACTTAGTTCGCATCTCGGCCCTGCTCCAATCGGAGAGGGTGAACAGTATTGTAAACCTGACCATCTGTGGGAAGTTATGGAACGAGACCACATTGGATTTCCTGAAGAGGGATATGGGTTTCAGGTGTCGCATGGTGCATCTGTTCTTCCCGAAATATTTGAACCACTCAAACTATGGACAAAGAATGAACTGGTTCGTATCTTCGGTGCGAACAATAACTCTTTAACATCATACTATCCGCCCAAAGGGTTTGTCGGTTGGCACACAAACTGGAATGCCTTTGGATATCAACTCATTCTCACATGGAGTGAGGGTGGTGATGGATACTTTACTTATTATGATAAGAAGAATGATGAGTTTGTCAAACACGAAGATGTCAAAGGATGGCAGGCTCGGTGGTATCGATTTGGTCGCTGGGACGAAGAAGAACACCACTGTTGGCACGCTGCATGGACTGAATGTCCCCGTTTCACTCTTGCGTTTAAGTTTCCTTATGGAAACCTCACAGAGAAACACGACCAAGCATATGACGCAATCCAAGACTTAATATATGATATAGAAAATGGTTGACAAACCTGTCTGGTTTTGATATAATATGAAAATGAAAAATGAAACTATTACAAGGATTGCCCTAGTAGGTCTACTAGCGTTTTCTGTATTCAGTGTTATAAACATTGCAGTTAATATATTTTTAACTGAGAAAGAAGTTTTGGTTCAACATGTTATGAGTGAACCTAAAACTCTAATCATTGAAGAACTGCCTCACACACAAGATGATTTGGAATGTCTTGCACTTAATCTTTATCATGAAGCTCGAAACGAATTAGATGCGGGACTATATGCAGTTGCGGATGTAACACAAAATCGTGTTGCAGACCCTAGATGGCCTAATACAATATGTGATGTTGTGTATGAGGCACAAATGTATACTGGGGTCAGTGGTAAAGAGTTTCCTAAACGTAATCAGTGTCAATTCTCTTGGTATTGTGATGGTCGTGATGACGAACCCCGTCAAGGTAGGTCATGGGAAAAATCCAAATACATTGCAAGAATGTTCTTGACACACGATGAGTTTCGTGGTATAACAGAAGGTGCGACACACTATCATGCAACCTATGTGAGTCCTCGTTGGGCAACTGCAAAGGGTATGCATATGGTGGGTCAGATTGGTGAACATATATTTTATAGGTGGAAGTAATGATGATTCAATACAAATACGATGAAGACATGTATCTTGACGAGTTGACTGCATATGTCGATGCAACATATGGCGAACACTACTCACAGAACAAATATCAAGCAACCGAATTTATTATTGACGGTGGTCATGGTGACGGTTTCTGTATCGGTAATATTCTAAAGTATGCACAACGATATGGTAACAAAGATGGTTACAATCGTAAAGACCTGTTGAAAGTGTTGCACTATGCACTCATTCAACTTCACGTTCATGATGCTTATGGGAGAGACGACAATGAATCGTAAATTAAAACGCACAACAGATGTTGCAATTAAGGGCGTCAAGTATATTGACGCAGAAATGAATATGTGGGCAGACAAGTATTCTGGTGGTGGTGCAATACCTAAATCGGTTAAAAGAAGAGTCGCTCGTCTGGTTGAGGCTCGAAAAGTTGCTGTTGAAAAAGAAAACACTACACCCGAACCTTTGAATGAAATCGAACAAAAAATTCAAGAAATGGCTTGACAATTTCTTTTTGTTATGATATTATAAGTTATCATCGGAATTAAGGATGGTTGGCTACAGTAAAGTTCCTCGATTGAGGTGTAGGGTGCGTGTTTCCAATGATATTTTATAATGTTGTTTTGAATATGAAATTCACGAAAGGAAAAGTTATGAATTTTGTTACTGGTAATTTTGATATTGTAGGAACACATCTACAAGGAACAATCAACACATCATACAATCGTTTGGTTGATGTGTTTGGTAAACCCACAGAGTTTGCATCTGATGATGGTAAAGTCCAAGCAGAATGGGCAATCAAGTTCAATGATGGAACTCTCGCCACAGTCTATGACTGGAAAGAAGATAAGTCAATGTATGAGGTTCGTGAATGGCACATTGGTGGTTATTCAGATGCCGCTGTTATGAATGTTGTGGATGAAGTGATATGAAGTTTCTTCTGATTGTCGCTTCAATGAATATGGAAATATTGTATCCGTCAGAAGAGATGTGTGATTTGGCGGCAATAAAGTTCCGTGAACTCTACAAGGAGGCAATCTGTGTTCCTGCTGGGATACAAGAAGAAGACCAGATGGTCAAGATGTTTAGATTGATGAAGGAGTTTGTTGAAAATGTCGAACCAAAGAGCCGCTAAAAAATCCAAACCTATGGGTGACGGAAACCTGATGAAGACTATGTTGTTCTTCAAGGCATGTAAAGAAGTTCTTGAAGAGTATGGTCATGATGATGCTGCATTCTACTTTGAACAGTTAGAAACGCACATGCGAGATGGTGGCACTCTTGACCAGAACAAAGCGGGAAATATTCTTGGAGTATAAATAATGGTGTTAATTCATAGATTTTTATCGTATTCGTTGAAGCAAACTGAAAGATAGACTGGACGGGGGTGCGATACCCCCCGCCTCCACCAAACCCCCTCTGAGGGGGCGAAATAGGTTCGACAGGTATCAAGTAGGAATGTGGAGAATAGGTGCGGAAGCCACCTGTGAGTCGGACGGGCAATCCCATCCGCAAGAGCGCAACAAACTCGTAAGTGCAAACGATAATTACGCACATGAGGATTACGCCCTCGCGGCATAATCTTCGGGGTCAGGGGACGCCTAGCAACAGAAGTCCCCACTTTTATATTAGGAGATATCATGATTAGATTTATTACATTATTTGTGGCGTTAGTATTCACTACGCCAGCATATGCAGAAGAAACAATTGTTGAAATGTTGAATAAACGAGACGATGGCGCTCGTATGGTATATTCAGAAGATGTTACATACATCAATGCAGGCGACACAATCAAATGGTTGCCGACTGATAAAGGTCACAATGTTGAGTTTATTGCAGGGCCAGAAGGTTATGAATTACCCAAACGTTCTAAGTTCAACAAAGAAGTCTCATTGACATTCGATGTGCCGGGCGTATATTTGTATCAATGCACACCTCATAAGGGTATGGGTATGATTGCACTTGTTGTTGTTGGTAATGATACATCGAATTTGGCACAAGTTGCGGCGACTAAAGTATTTGGTGGTAGTAAGAAGAAGTTACAAACTCTTGCTGCTGGAGTATCTTTAGGTAAATAAAATGGATAAGTTTGGATTTATTATTGATAAAGTAAGCGTTAAAGTTATTTTACTATTACTTGCCTATGTTGGTATTTTATTTTGGAGTGTAAAATGAGAAAATTTATTTATGATAGTTGGAATACAATCTTCGACCACAATATGAGCCCCTTGAAAAATATTCCTGATGTCCATGTAAGACATATGGTTTTACAAGTGCTCGCTTATATGTGGGTTATTGCATTTAGTGTTGCAATCGGTAGTTGGTCTGGATTTCTTTGGTCGATGTTGGGTCACATTGCACTGCTTACCGCAATCACAGTAACAGTAGCAACATATAAGGTTGCAGAAATAAGACCAAATACGTTTTTGGAATGGGGTTACAATCCTTCACCAAATCCAGGCAGAAGAGTTGATGGAGAACACGAATAATCCTAACGGGGTTTAGCACAGTCTGGTAGTGCGCTCGCTTTGGGAGCGAGAGGTCGGAAGTTCGAATCTTCCAACCCCGACCAACAAATAGGATATATAGTTGTATGAAAGTAAGAACTCTAAAAAACAACGCAGTCGAAGCTTATGACTTTGATATCTACTCTGACGAGAATATCGCAGACTTGGGTAGACTTGTCGCGAATGAGTCTGTCGTTCTGGTAGACCAGAAACTAGACCAGAAGAGAACCTATGATGTTCAGATGCAGTGGGGTAGTCCCGCACACTCAATCGTTCACCTTGCCACATCGGTAGGGACAATGAAGGGTGTTCATTGGAATAGTCTTCGACTGAATATTCTTAACGGTTCATCAGAGATTGAACCAGACTATCGCAACACCATGTCGGTTGTTACCTATCAGAGAAATAAGAAAGGTAGACCGAAGGGTGTTTTTGCGAATGGCATATTGGGTTGGCACAGTGACCAAGTTGCCCTCAATGATGGAGACCGTATCATTGGTTTGGTTTCGGTTGAACATACCGAAGGGTCACAGACTGCATTTCTTTGCACCAAAGAAGCATATAACAAACTGAATCACGAAGACAGAACGATGGTTGATGAACTCCAGAGTGTGTATCGTTGGAACAGAGAAAACTTTACGGGTAATCTGATTGACGAACAGAAACAGATGGTCAGATATAATCAAGTCCCTGTCGATGGTATGATGTGTAAACTACAACAGTCAACACCGTCTGGTGTGAAGGGTATTCACTTCCCTGGCACTCTCTTCCATAAGTTCGATGGTATGACCGAAGAAGAAAGTCTGAAGTTCAAGGAATATCTCTGGGAGAAAATCAATCGGCCTGAATACATCTACACTCACGACTGGAAGGACGGTCAGGTTGTCTACATGGAACAGAACATCACTCTACACGCCCGTCCAACCGATATCATAGATGGTAATATGCGTAAGTTGTGGCGTAATATTTCATATATGGACAAACTATATTCAGGCGAGGGCCACAAAGATGAGTATACGGTGGACGGTAAAGTAATGGACGGTTCTGAATTCTTAACTTTGGTTGATGATATTCGAAGAGAAGAGTATGAGTCTGGAAGAAAAATTGCTGTCTAACATCGATACTCTTCTAACAGACTATCGTGTAGTAAAAGACAAATCAAAGAGAATACCAAATAAAGAACAGAACTCGTTTGGTAAGGGATGGGATACTGTCATACTAAAATACGGTAGACCTTCTAAAATCAGTTATCTGATACCAAATACTTTTGAACTATTATTAGATGAGAGAATACGAGCCGCGCACTTTATAACTCTCTATCCTAAATCGTTTGTTCCCGCCAACACAAAAATCAAATACTATGATGATGCAGTGGTTCATCATATACCTTTGATTATTCCAGAAGGTGAAACTGGAATGATATTTTCAGATAATTATGAACTCAAGAAGTGGAAGATGGGTGAAACACTCACCTATGATGGAAGTAGAACATATGCGGGGTATAACTTTACTGACGAGGAACGAGTTATACTTCATATAGTTCAATAGATACGGTTGGTCGCGAAATAGACCCGCGAGACGCCCACGGTTAGCGTCTCATTTTTTTGTCCATTAAGACCTCTTTGCGTATAAATAGGCATGAGGTAAGTAAATGGAACAAGTGTTCACAATCATTGCTGAACTGGGTTTCCCTATTGCTGCCGCCTTAATTGGTGGTTTTTTTATGTTTCTGACCCTACGATATATCATGGATGGTGTTATCGGTCAGGTGAAGGGAATACACGGTATCGTATCAGCACTCGATAATCGAGTAAAGACGATGAATCATGACCTGATTCGTCTCGATACAACTATGTGTGTCGTTTTAGGAATAAGACCAGACCTGAATCGTATCTCCCGCGCAGACGGTAAAAACGATGCGAGGAGAGACTGATGGATGTTATAACCGCAATTAAAGATTTCGGTTTTCCTATTGTAGCGGCGGTTGGTATGTTGTATATGATTTATTTCGTCTGGAAAACAATTACAGAGAAGATTGAAGTCTTTCTATCTGAAACTCAAACTACACTGGTTGGTTTGATTGACCGTGTTCGTATGTTGGACAATGATATCATTCGTCTACAACAAAAACTTGATACAGCGATTGAAGTAAAGAGAAGAGAAGATGAATCAAAAGAATAGAGATATGTTTCGTAAATCTATTGGGCCAAATATCTGGTCAGGAGCAGATTTATGGAAAGCATTTATCGTTGGCGTAGTGGTTGGTATAATAGTGTTCTGGACAACAGATGCGATAGGCGCACCAATCGAATACAGTTTCAAGTCGCCATCATTCAATGGTGTCAATCAGTCATCACACTATCTGACGATTGAGAATCAAGAAACATCACGCAAAGAAGCAATAAAACAAGAATTAGAAGACTTACAAAAACAATTAGAACGAGACGCAAAGAATACGACACTTGCTAAGTTTATACGAAATGTAGAAAGTCGAATTTACTCTACACTGTCCAGACAACTTGTGGAAGAGATGTTCGGTGAGAACCCATCAGATTCAGGTGAATTTGAGATTGAAGGCGCGGGTATCTCATATGTAAAAGATGATTTAGAAAACGAAGTGGAGTTAACGGTAACTGATGAAGATGGTAGCCAGACTGTCATTGTTATTCCTATCGGCGATTTTGGTTTCTAGTTGCACCTCACACAAATGGGATGTCCCCTCGCAACCAGAATCAGCAAAAGTTCAAGTGGCTCTTCTGACAGAAGAATTACAGAATATTGAACCTCCGATACGAAGACCAACGGTGGCGTTATATGCGTTCACCGACCAAACAGGACAGAAGAAACAAAACGCAAACGGCGGAACATCATTTAGTTCTGCGGTTACCCAAGCACCAGAAGTTTATCTGATTCGTGCTTTGACTCGTGCGGCTAACGGTCAGTTCTTTAAGGTGGTTGATAGGTCTGCACTAGATTGGTTAACGAGAGAGAGACAACTCATAAGACAGACACGAAGTTCTTATGAAGGTGATGGTGCAAAAAAATTACCGGCATTGACCTTTGCTGGTATGATAATTGCAGGCGGTATAGTAGGATATGACCACTCTACCGAAAGCGGAGGTGCGGGTGCGAGATATCTCGGCATCGGCTCTTCCAGAGAGTTTAGTCGTGACACAGTGACAATCAACATGAGGTTGATAAGTGTTGCGACTGGCGAGGTTTTACTTGATGTCATAACAAGTAAGACCATACTATCTGTCGCGTTTGGCGGAGACGTATTTCGTTATGTGGAACAGGGCACTCGACTCGTTGAGATTGAGTCTGGGACTGCCCGAAACGAAAGCGTTTCGATTGCCACTCAACGAGCGATTGAAACAGGTGTCTTAGAACTTATAAAACTCGGAAATAGAAAAAAGTTCTGGACATTCAAAGGAGAGTAAGATGAACACTTTACAAAGAATTTTTGTGATGTTGTTCCTAGTAAACGCAGGGACATCGCCCGTATGGGCTGATAATGCGGTCTACATTGACCAAGTAGGGTCAGGTGTAGATATCGATGTTACTCAAGACGGTAGTGGAAACACAATTAGTAACAATGCTAATGACACAACCAAAATGAAGGTTGATGGCGATGACATCAATTTGAGTATCGATACCGTTGGTGATACCAACAAAGTTCTTGGTGCTATTATAGGTGACAACAGTGATGTTGATTTAGACATCGATGGCGACACCAATACAGTCACAATCGACATTGATGGAACTGACACCTATGGTGCTGGTAACGGCAATGTGGTAATCGATTTGGACGGCGGTAATAACACACTGGACTTGAGCATTGGTAACAACGACCAAGCAACGGGCGCAGATGTTGACTGGATTGTTGACGGTGACTATAACAGTGTAACTGCTGATATTGACATCAACAACGCAACAAATAGCATTGACTTCGCTGGAGACAATGTAACAATCGATTATGATGGTGACGGATATGATGGTCACTCTGTAACAATCGATGGCGTTGGAACAACAAACTACTGGGATATTCAAATAGACCAACAGTCAACGTTACAGTCTGATACATTGAGCATTGAAATCGAGGGTTCAGGTGACACGACTACAGATAATACCTTATGTGTTTCTCAGTCTGATTCTGGCACCGCTACCGGCTGTCAGTAAGGATGTCGGTCTCATAGACCGTGCAGTCGGCTGGAGACAAGTAGTTAGAGACACAAATGAAATCGAACCTGAAAAGGGGTTTGATATAATAGCAAAAGACGACCTTCGCACAGGCGAGGGGCGTATGCAAGTGAAGTTCGTTGATGATTCGAAACTTCGCATGACCGAACACACACGCATTGTGATTGACAATGTGGTGTTTGATGATGACCCAAGTAAGTCTGACCTTGCAATGACATTCGCGCAGGGAACTGCTCGTTTCATTACGGGTAAACTTGGGACGATTGAGAAAGAGAATATTAGATTGAGAACACCGACTGCCTCAATCGGTATTCGCGGCACAGACTTTACTGTGACCGTAGACGAGTTTGGTCGCACACTTGTAGTATTATTACCTGATGTGAATGGTATATCATCGGGTGAGATTATTGTTTCGACAATGACTGGTGAGGTAGTGTTGAACAAACCGTTTCAATCCACCACAACCTCTGTGACTGAGGCGCCTCCCAGCAATCCTGCCATTCTAGACTTGACTCTAGATATGTTGGATAATATCTTGATTATCAATCCACCCAAAGAGAGAATGACAGAACAAGAGTTCTATACGTCTGTGGACAGTCGTAAGAATATCAATCCTCTTGATATTGACTTTCTCGATGAACAACTATTAGATAACGAGGAGTTTGAACGTGACTATCTGGAATTTACTGAACTTGATATCAATTTCCTTGATGTGGAACTCCTCGAAAACCTATTAGATAGTTACTCTGACCTAGATGCAGAATTGTTGAAAGAGAAAGAGGATAAGAGTGATACTGTCGTAGAAGGGACGAGTGAGGGCTTTGACACGGTGACTCAAATCAGCACCGTTGTTGAGGGCGATAAGATTACGATGATTCGTAATGTTCAATCTATCGTGGAGATATCTGTTTCGAACAGCGAAGAGACATCTATAAATCTAGATGTTGATGGAAAGGAACTTGACCCCATTACGGTCAATGGTGGCGGTAATACCACTATAAGTATTAAACAATGAAAACATGGCATGTCCTTATTACACTGGGGTTGATGATAACCCTGAGACTGCTCGACCCCTTTCTCCTTGAAAGTGCGAGACTGTCTTTCTTTGACTCGATGCAAAGAGGACAGGAATCAAAACAATCTGAACAGATTGTCCTTATTGATATTGACGAA